CTGAGCGGAACTGTCGGAAGAAGGTGTCGCCTCTTCCAGAGCCACGCCGATCAGGTACTTGCAGACGTTCTGCTGCTCGGGCGTCATGGAGTCGTAGACGTCCTCGACCGTCATGTCCTGGGCGGGCGCAGCCGCGTGTTCAACAGCGTTGCCGGTGGTTTCGGAGCCGTCCACCGTCCCCGTGTCTTGGTCCCCGTCGACCTGAAGCAGATCCATCCGAAGGCCGGTGTGGATGACCGCTTCGTCGTCGAGCAGCGAGAAGTCGTCCTCGTCCTCACTGTGCTGTACACGAATGTGGTCGATCTTGGCGCCGGGGTTGGCGCCGGAGAGAACGAGACTCACCTCCTTGATCGAGCCGTGGGAGACGATCTTGTTCTGTTCCTTCAGCTGGTTCGCCCAGATGGACAGCGAATCGATGTCGCCGTGCATCACCATTGTTTTGGCGATCTGACCGTTCGGAGTATCGTTGAAGAAAGCGCGGGCGTAAATACCGTCCGGGCGAGCCTCCAGAACAGTGTGTCCTAGAACGTTGGTGGGCTCTTTGTGACCATGCTGCCACACCAACGGCACGGTCCTACCGTCCATGTGCTGGAAAGCGGAGGCCTTGATGACTCGTCCGTCGGAGCACCGGATACCAGCCTTCGTGGCATACCCGCTGAAATCGGGTTCCATTTTGACTGTTCCTTCCTTACCTTGTAGTTGACTTCCTGGCTCCGACGGAGCCTGTCTGTTGAGGTTGAGCAACGTTTCCGCCGTCGTTGACGGTATTATCAACGAGCTGACCGTCGATAGTCGGAACATTCGGCGCTGGAGGGAGTTGACTTTGCTGCGGCATGTTGCTATTGGTCAGCGTATCCGCCTTCGGGTCGCTCGACGGCTTGAACCCGATCGCCTGACGAATCTCGTTCGGTGCGAGAATCTCGTTTCTCGAGAATACGTCCGCGATTTCCGCCACTTCTTTCAACGGAACCATCTTGAACGGGTTGGTAAAGGCCATGATGGACTGACCTTGAGTGCGTGCCGTTCTCGTCAAGAACGTGCGCCTCATGGCTTCCACAACCGAGGTGATGATCGGATCGATCGTTCGGTTGTAGTAGTTCTTCATGGTCGGTTCATCTGCCGTGCCGTTCATGACCTCTGGCGTCAGACCCAATTCTGCGTAAAGCTTGTCCGTCAGATATTGGATTTGAGCGAGAAGGTTGTTCTCGATCGGACGGTTCAGCTGCGTGATCTTCTCGGTACCGTCGGTATAGGCGATTCCATACTTGCTGCCGCGAAGCTGATCTTCGATTTCCTTACGTCGTCTATCCGCATCGGCTCGTCGAGCCGGAGACTTGATAACATAAGGAAGCTGCACGATCATGTCCAGTTTCCCCGAACTGGCCATATCGTCCATTTGGTCCAAGAGATGCAGCTTTCGGACCAAGCGCTGAAGCGTGGAGTTGGTCTCGTTCATCACCGTGTAGAGAGGATTCTCCACGATAGCGACAACGGATTTCTCGATAGTGATTTCCTTGCGGAGACCGTCACGCTCATCGTACAGATCAACTCTGACGTGTTGGGGGTACCAACCGACAATGCATCCGACACGCATCGTCTTGATATCGAAACTTCCCGACAGTTCCGGATTGATCGTCGTGTCCACTGGCACGACCGCGACACAGCCTTTGTCGAACATCGTTTGTACAATGTCCTGGCGGAATGCTCGAGCGGCTTGATCGACGTTGGCCTCGACGGTCAAGCAGTTATTCAAACCGCTGTCGATGTCCGATAAGTAACGATTGTTTTCATCCAATCGCACATGGAAGAGATCAACCGCAGCTGCGTCAATGCCGAGTCGATTATAGATGGACGATATGATGGTGCGTTCGTTACCGAGAAACGTACGGTTGCGATCAGGACGTGCGCTACCGTAAGTCAAAGATCCATGACCATAGATCTGATTGAGAGGTTGCTCGATGTTGAAGAACGCATTCCATGCGTGTGCTATGCGATCACCGATTGACATGTCTCACCCCCTCTCTTCACAGAGTTTTTAACGCCCCACCGCATACCTTTGACGCCATGATGAGCCAGCTCTTCGAGCGAAGGCTTTATCGGACCGATCACTCGAAGGCCTCCTTATTCAACTTATAGGCAACATAAGCGTCCATCAGGGCCGCCACATTGTCGATTTTGTCTTGGTATCGGGTCTTGAGAAGTTTGCGGTTGCCGTTCGTATCCTCGAGCGTGATCGCATTACCCATAGCAAACTGCATCAACTCTTCGTCGAAGATGAGCTGACGCTCTGCCGCAAGGTTCTTCAATTCACCAAGAGGAACCGATTCAGTCCGCGCACCCTGTATGACTTTCTCGATCCCGTAAGGACCGTTTTCCTGTTCCCAACGAGTGACGAATTCTTTCGCATTATACGGGTCATACCCGAAGGCCCGAATGTCGTATTCTTGCGCGAGTATGAAACGATCGAGATCATCGTAGACATCCATCATGTCAAGCACCGTTCCTTCAAGAACGTGCAGACTTCCTTCATTGATGAACTCTTCGTATTTCTGACGCATAGCGCTCGGCAATTTCGCCAAGGTCAAGCTAGTGATGTAGCTTCGCGTCTTGACGCCGAATCCATTACGCACTGGGAATAGAAATGTGAAGGCACAGAAGTCGTCGCCTTGAGAGAGGTCCGCGCCCAGAGCACAGGGCATACCGTCGAACATACGTCGACGGAAGGGGATCGTCTCTTCGTAAGTGAAGAAGTAGGTGTAACCCTCCATGGGGATTCCGAATCGCTTTGCGAGAATATCATTGCGCGACGCCGGAGCTTTCTCTGCTCGTTCAACATCGAGGTGATACGTCTCATACGTGACGGTCTTTCCCAAGTTAGGATTTGCCTTGGGCCACATTCGCGGGTCGCCAACTTCATCGATCTCGTCGAGCTTGTAATGCCAGATCGAAATGTGCGGCGCCGGATATTCACCGCGAAGAATGCTGGCGAGTTCCATTTTGACGGTATCACCGGAGCCATTACGAACGGTACCTTCTGAGCTCACGGCAACAATGAGATAGTCATCGAGCTTCGAGGCGCCCTGTTCGATGGCTCCGATGACGTCTTCCCGATAGTCACCCGAAAGCCATTCATCGACCGTGGCCACTTTAGGCCGAAGCCCTTGCAGCTTATTGATCGACATGGGACGGACCTCCAGGAGAGAGCCCGTCAAGAAGTTCTCCACGCCCTTCTTGGTCGCGGCCAGCTTGACTCTATTCGCTTTGGAGCCCGTCGTGTTCTGTAGAGAACCGTCAGTCAAGAATTTGAATAGAGGGCCGCGGGATCGCGTAATGGACGTGCGCACCGGAGACATGACCTCATCGGCCTGTTTCATTGTTGGTGCAGTGGTGATTTGATGCGTCGTCTGTGTATCGACATTCAAGAAGAAATTCTGAATGCACGATTCATAGACGGATTTTGCTGCGCCACGAGCGACGATCAAATACTGCTTAGTGACCAGACGTTTCTTGATGATCTTCGTGACATACCGTCCACCATGACCATCTTCATCCGGGTCGTACACGCTTCGTTCGGTGTAATACCACCATCCGAAGATCTGTTCCGCCCACACTTTGAAGGTGGGAAGAAGATAAAGATCCGAACCGTCCGTGAGCGTGAGCTCGTTCTCGCAGTACAAGATAAAGCCGTTGATGGCTTCGTCGTCGTAGTAATACTTCGGGTTGGCGATGAGCGCGTCGATTCGGTTCATCTCCAAAGAGATTTCCCGATTTACAGGAATCTCGGCCCGCATTACTTGATCTCGAAAGATTCCGTAATAATAGGGCGTCGCCGTGTTCGACAAACCCATCGTCAACCTCCTTTCAGAATTATGTTACTCCGTCTTTCGATCGGGTTTGCTAAGCCGCGTACCCTTCGCCTTCCTCGGTACCGGCTTAGCGGTTGGTGCCGCAGAACGATCCGGATGTGGGTTGTTCAGGATCTCATCCTTGGTAAACAACTTCCGGAGTTTGTCGCTGATTTTCCCGTGCAGTTGGGTCACTTGTGCGCATTCTTGATGGCGATCGAAACCGCGGACTTAGCCGTCTTACCGGCAGGAGAGTTCAGGAAGGCATTCACGTCGTTCACCGTCTTACCGACCTTGAGCGCCCTGTTGAGCAACTTCGAAACGTCGCTCGCAGCACGAGGATCAGTAGTCAGTAGCTGCTTGTACTGACGCTCCAAGTTCATTCGGCTGACCAGATCCTGAAGCTCCTTATTCGACAGAGCATCGGTCGAGCTTTTCCGAGCCTTCTGGCGCGATACAGCGACTCGGAGAGCATCCTCGTGAGCGGGCTGATGCTGTCCGCCCTTAGCTTTCAGTAGTCGACCGGGCTTGGCGTGGGTTCGCACTTCGACCGGGGAACTGCTCGACGAGCCTTCTCTGCGATGAACACCCCACTTCATCCCCTTCACACCGAAATGTGCGAGGAAGGACTGTCCAGCGTCCACATGACTGATCATGTCTTTGTTCAACGGAAACTCAACTCCCTCGTAGTCACCGGTCCATAGAGCAATTCGGTCGAAAGTCACCGAATATGTTCCAGGATAGTCTCGAAGATCGGGTTTGGCAGGAGATGTCGGATACCCCAACGTCAGATGAGGGTTCCATGCGTCGTACTGTGGAGCAGCGTTGTACGCGTTTCGGATATTCGGATCGTGAAGAAGATATGATCGAAAGTCCTTCAGTCGATCGATACCCCAGTCGCTGAAGAACAGGACATCTGCCGATTCGTCGCCCAGGACACCGCGATGATCCACATTGAGTGTGAACTGGCTCAGCGACGTTTCCGTCACATGACCGATGAAATCGATGACTTGCTGGCGGTTGTCCAGCTGATCGCCAAGAAACAGCAGCGTCAGATGCGGGATTTTTTCGCTCGACAATCGCCAAACATAGTCGTCTTGTGAAGGAATGGCGACAATGACATGAGCATCGGGTTCTGTCATTGTGCTCGTTCCACCTCTTCCGCGGTATAGATCCGGAACTCCAACTCCTTCGTCTGCTGTTGGATCGCATCGATTGCAAACGACGTAGCGGGCGGATCGAATAACAATCGAACCTTCAAATATACGAAGGTCTTGATGCTGTTCTTGCGAGGATCACCGCCCAGAAGGTCGTCCCACGTAGCGGAGCTGTCCTCGATCTGGAAACCGTTCTCCGGCCCAAAACCGACTTGGTTCAGAGTCGAGAAGACGGAATTGATGTGGATCAGAATATCGGTGTCAAACGCTTCGTAATCTTCACCGATACCCAACATCTTTTTGATGCTGGTGAGGATACTGGCATCCGCCATGCGGGACGACCTCCTTTCGGGTTTAGAACTTGCCGGTGTTCAGACGCCGCTGCAGCGCGATGACCATCTGAGACTTCGGCTTGGAGATGAACTGGTCGACCGGCGACTTGAGGTAGCGCTGCAGAGCACCGATAGTCCTGGGACCGAGCTGGCCGTCGACCTTCAGGGCCGGCGTCGCCACGTGCAGAGCGTTCAGACGCGTCTGAACCGCGCGGATCAGTGGACTATTGTTCCCGTCGATCTTACCGTCCACGTTGGTCTTCATGATCTGCTGCCAGCGCGCGATGGTCTTCGGGCCGAGTGCGCCGTCGACGTCCAGCACCGGCGGCTTCGACGGGGTGTGCACGACGCCCTTCTTGGTCAGCGACTGGAACTGCCAGTTGGTACCGGTGACCGTGTCCGCCGCCTCACTGAAGGTCGACGTGATGTGCCAGTGCTCGGTGTGCTTGGACGCACCCGTGTAGGCATGCGTGACGAAGCCGTCGCGTTCGTGCCAGATCCGACCGTTGAAGATGATGTACCGGATCCACCAGAACGTGCCGTTGCGGGCCATCTTGACGATGAACTGCACGACGTCCTCGGCGGTCACGTCGGGATCGTTCAGATCCTTGTCGTAGTCGCGAGCACGGATCTCGTGGATACCATCGTGGTCATCCCACTCGGCACTGACACCGGACTCGTCGTCCGGATTGTGAGAGCTCGTCTCAGCCTGATGGGCAGCGTCGCCGATCGAACCGTCCGAAGCCTTGTCGCGATGCGGGAAACGCTCGTTGAGCTGGTCGCGACCCTCGTCGAGGCAGGGCACAACCTTCCAGCTGGCGGTCATGCGGTCACCTCGTTCTGGAGCCAGTCCGTCTGGGACGCGTCGTCCCACGGATCGTCGGTGGCGTCTCCGATGTGCTGCTCCGGGTCTTCGTCCGGCTGCAAGCAGGTCGTCGGAGTCTCCGTGCTGTCGTCATCGGCCGGCGGAACGTCCGCCCCTGTGTCGACGGGCGGATTGTCCAGCGAGAGATCCACCTTGTCGGAACCCTGATCGTCTGCCATTTTGACCTTTCTGTTTGTTGGGGTCAAACGATGGAAGAGATAGACGCGTCAACTTCAGCGCTACCATTCCAAACCTTGAGTGTTGCATCCACTTCCGCACTCCCGTTCCATACCTTGAAGGTCGGACCAGACGATAGCGCGTAACTCCAGCCCGGAGGCTCATCGGCGCTTACAGAAGTACCAGTGATGCTTGCTTGTGTTGCGCCGTTACCCGACAAATCGGTAACGTCAGTTGCGGTGGATGCCTGGTTGAGTAGAACGCCCCACGATGGAATTGCCGCTTGCAAAGCTGCCGCGCTAACGGCAGCTGCTTCGATCGCAGAATCTGAAAGCACACTGTCCCACACGGCGATCGCGGCGATGTTTCCACGCCAACTGGAATTACCCTGCTGACGTCCGCCTATGACGATCGTTGTGGGCGGACCGGACAAGTCGCTGACGTTAGAACCGTCATCAGCATGCGACCAACCGGAAGCAGCAGTCAGATCTGAAGTGTGCCATCGAGGTTTGACGCTTCCAGACGCCTTGGTGTAGCAGACCCACATCCAGTCGTTAACAACGCTGGAGCCATTACCGGATCCGAAGTTTCCTTCGTTATAGAAAACTCCACCCGAAGCGAGCATGCCCCAACACGGGTTGTTAGAGACATCATACCCCTGAACGACCCATTGATCGGCGCTCGAGATCGTCTTGACCAATCCCATCACCGTGATGCCGCCTTGATTGACAGGCGCGGATGAGGATGGATCAACGGTAATCAGATCGGTACCGAAACTCGAGAAGGAGCGACTCACGTCGCAGTCCTCACGATAACCGTACCGGCTGGCGTACCTCCCGGAACCGTGTCAGACGGACCGAGAACCAGAACCTTAGCGCTGACGGCAGCCGCCAAGGCGGCTGCTATGAAGGCCGTGGTTGCGATCTGAGTGGTGTTCGTACCTGCCGTTGCCGTCGGAGCGAGTGGTGTTCCCGTCAACGTAGGGCTCGCCAGAGGAGCCTTCGCGTCTAGCGCTGTTTGCTGCGCTGTCGATACAGGCTTTCCGGAGTCGGCCGTGTTATCGACACTGCCCAAACCCACCATCGTCTTGGTAATACCCGAAACAGTACCCGTGAACGTCGGTGAAGCAAGGGGAGCCTTCAGGTCGAGAGCGGTCTGTTGGGCCGTACTGACTGGTTTCGCCGTATCAGCAGTGTTGTCGACGTTTCCCAAACCCACCATGGACTTGGTGATACCGGTAACTGTGCCAGTGAAGCTAGGCGAAGCCAGTGGCGCCTTGAGATCCAAAGCCGTCTGTTGCGCTGTACTGACCGGCTTAGTCGAGTCTGCTGTGTTGTTAACATTCCCAAGTCCCACCATCGCGGCGGTGACGCCGGATACGGTGCCCGTGAACGTCGGGGAGGCGAGCGGAGCCTTCAGGTCCAACGCCGTCTGCTGCGCGGTGCTTACCGGCTTGGCGGTGTCTGCGGTGTTGTCGACGTTGCCAAGACCAACGTCGCTGCTTGCCAGGGTCACCGCTCCCACTCTGGTGTTCACCGACTGAACAGCAGAAGAGCTCGGTTGAGCCGTCCAAGACGCCAACTGTGTGGGGTCTGTTCCTGTGATGACCCAGACTTGGGTCAGATCGGTCCGGATACACCAGTCGCCCTTCTGTCCAGCGAGAGCCAGCATCGCGCTCTGGGTCGAAACCGAACCCAAGAAATCGATGGTAGCCTGCGCGGGAAGTTGTGCTACAGGGACCTTTCCGCTAACAAGATCGGCCTTAGCGTTGAGAGCCCCAGCCAATCCGGTGATGTCTGACGTCGGATGCGTGTGTGGCGCCGGAGGGACCGTCTCCCAGGCTTCGCCAACCAACACTTTGACATTGAGAATACCCATGAGTTTCCCTCCTTACGCGCTAGGCTGTGACATCAGCGTGCCGCTGGAATCGTGGTTGTTAGACCATTCCACGATGTCGGTACCGGTCGTGATAGAGATCTTGCCGAAACCGCTGGAGTCGACAGGACCGAAATCGCAGTTGGTGATGTGGACATCCTGCGGTGCTGCCGAGAGGATGACCTCGTAAGCGCCACCATTCAACTGACAGTTGTTGATCGTCACGCCGGTCGTGGGCCCACTCGGAGCATCCGTGTAGACACAAGCATTCTGATGCACACCATCCGTACTGGCGCTGGCAGGTCCCGTGATGTCGATCAACGAATGTTCGACCGTGGTACCACTCGAGCCACCGCCGAAGATCTGGATACCGTCACTGTGGAAGCTTCCGGCCAACGCGATGTCGTGAATGTACACCTGCGAAATCAAGCCATTTTGAATACCGATGGCATCCTGGAAACCAGAGAGATCACAGCGCTTGACAGTCAGAACACCGGCGCCATCAACGGCAATGCACTGACCGCTTTCGCCAACACCTCCGGCGCCCTGAATAGTGGTGTCTTGAACGGTGAGTGCGCCTGCCCGCGCCAGAACACCGTAGAACGCCGAGGCCTCTGCCGGAACGATGACGCAATTCATGACAGTCAGACCGGCCGAGTAGCAGTCGATACCGGCATTGATGTGCCAGTTATCGATCGTGAAGTTGTCATGACCGACGTTGAGACGCAGCACGGTGTCATCCCAGACACAGCCCGTGAGCTCGCTCGGAATCGTGTCGCCGACATTGAGAGTGCGGTCGGTCGAATGGGTCGCACCCAGATATCCTACCTGCCCGGTACCCGTGACGCGTTGCCCATCGGTGATCTGACCGCCATCACCGATGATGCTTTCGTCAGTGACATACCAGATCGTTCCGGACGTGGGACTGTCTGTGGTCTTGGGATCGGTGGGTCCGATATAGACCGCCGAGTCGGATTCGACATATGCCGTACCATTCCACAAGAAAGCAGAAGAACCGCCCTCACCGCCACTGCCAGTTGGTAGCTGCGAAGAAGGAACCTTACCGTCACTGCCCAGCGTCGCAACACCATTGGCGACACCTCGCGTTGCCGCGAGAATATACGCCTGACCTGGGATAGGTGCTGGCAGATTCAGAACATCCGCCAGATCGATATCAGCCGTGTCGTTATACGGCACAGCCATCGTCGTACGAATCGGATTGTTCTTGTTGGTCGTGATCACGACCTTGAAACTCGAACCGGTCCATTGCGGATCGTTGGTCGCCGGCAAGACCACAGAGAACTCGCCGTTGCGATCGAGCGTCAGAGTGACGTCAAACGGAGCGATGAAAGCATCGTCCGTAGGACCTTGCATGTAGTCGTTCAGGACGAAACGCACACTACCCGTGGCCGGCATACCATCGGGATAGGTAACGAAGCGGCCCTTGACAGTTCGAGTTGTCAGCGAAGCGGGGTAACTCATCTGAGTCCTTTCGTGAGCCACGCTCGTTACTGTGCGTCCATTTTGATTGAACGGCTCTGCTAGTTACGAACCAGAGCTCGATTCGGGTAACACCACGGGCGCAAGTTCCGCGATGCCATAGTGAGCCCACATCGACGCCTGCTGGAGGTTGGTGAAGGAAGTCGATTTGGCGCGGCCATCCGGAAGTTTGTTGTCCAGAAACTCGGCGAAAGCGATGTACGCCTCGCGCACGGTCTCGTGAAGCGGCTTGGTCTTGTCGGTACCGGCGTGATAGCCGAAACGATTCCGAATGTCCTCAGATCCGATCGACATCAGTACGCTTCCTTGTCCGGTGTGGTTTGAGTGTCGAATTTGTGATAGACGTCCAAACGCGTTTCGCCTTGTCTGGCATCATGCACGACGCGGTAGTACACGCTGTCCGGAAGCGTTGTCGACAAATGCGCTTCCCAATTGCGTCGGTCTTTCTTGAACCAGAACACCTGGACGCCATCGATGTCGATTTCGTGATCGATGTTGTGGATCGCCAACCGTGTCCTGATGTAATTGAGGACTAGCTGTTGAGCTTTACCCATAAATCCGTAAGGCTCTTTGACAAATACCGTAGAAACCGGCGCGGTCATCGATCTTCGTCCAACATCACGACGTTTTCGACCTTGTTGTAGGCGTCGACATAGGTAGCACGCTGCATCGAATCTCGCGTGACCTCGTAGTACATCTGGTCACGCAGCTTTGTTGCCACCAGCGCCTTCCAGTTGTATAGCGTGTAGTTGAACCACACGATGAAAACGTCATTCATCGTGAATTCGACATCGGAACCCGTCTCTTTGAGCTGCTTGGAGATGTATTCGAAGACGTGTTCACGAGCCTGATCCGGAAAACTCGGAGAAGCGTAAGTGTCGGAGGACATTCGTTACTCCTTTCGTCAGCGGCGTTCACGAAAGAGGAGACCGACATTTTGCATCTCTGAGATGATGTCGGTAATGACATCGTCCGTGATCCCATGCAACCGAAGAACGTTGCGAACCTTCATCAACGTTTGGTCGTCGTAGTATTCGGTGTCAGGATCCGTCTGGATCACTTCGTCTTCGTCTGCTAGTTGGAACGAAGACACCGAAACACCCGAGTATTTCTGCGGAAGCGATGCCGCAACATCCGCGAGATGACTGAATATCTCAGTCCATTGCTCGGTAGAGTTGACCACGACGTTGAGATTAACGGAATGAGTAGGTGCTGGGTTAGTCATTAAGTCCTCTTTTGTATGGACATTCCAAGATCAATGAGGCAAAAGAAACCGCCCCGTGTTTTTTTCGCTACGGTATCTGTTTTTCTCACCAAAGTTTGGTGTCACCCGCGCGACGCTCTACCAGTTCCTTGCGACGCAGATGCGATTCGTCCCCATAATGGATTGCATTATGCGTGTCGAGTGTGACGCAGATCAAGAACTCAGGGTCGAGAATATCGAGACTTCCCTCGAGGATGTCGCCGGGCGTCATCGGATTCATGTGATGGACATACACGCGATCATGAATCTCGTGGCCCGGGACACCAAGATCACAACCCAAATCTCGCGCAATCACATCGCGGCGAGCTCTCTTCCACAAACAAGATCGGTAGAACTCTTGATTCATGTATCGGTCATACCCGAAAGTATCTTGACCGACAACGCCGACAAGTTTGAGATACTCAAAACGTTCCCGAAGCGTGGAGAATCGACGAAGATCAGAATACGTCTTGATCATTATTCGAACTCACCATCCATAGGAACGGGTGAGGGTTCTCCTTGATACGTTCGCATTGCCCTAATGGCGTCTGCGAATAGTTCTTCGGTTCGCTGCTGACCCGCTATTTGATCGGCTTTGGCCCGAAGCAGTTCTTGCTCGAGCGAGATCTTCTCTTGCTCGAGTCGTTCGCGAGACGACCCCAGCTTCAAATAATGTGTGATTACCTGAGCCGAAGCCGTTCCTTCCCTCAATTGCCGTTCAGCTAGCCGGTCAGCTAGCTCGATCATCTGAGTCTCTCGAGCTTCAGGAGTTGAACCAGGTCTTCCACGACTTGGACCGTCGCCAGAGTGACTTTCTGCCCTGCGTGGCATGACTTTCTACTCCCTTCTACTAGAGTTTTGACTGGGGTGATGGGGGGCGGGGAAGAGGGGTGAAACTAGCTGAGGATGCCGGCCGAGCGGAGCTTGGCGAGCAGGGCGTTGAAATCGGTCTTCAGACCCGGCACGTCGGTCGCCGTACTGTCCGCCTGAGCGGCTTGCTTCTTGACCGTGCTGGCCACGGTGCCGTCCGAGTTGTACAGCGCGATCTGTGTACCCAGCTGGTTCACGTCGATGCCGGTACCGCTCGCGACGACGACCGCACGCTCGGTCTTGCGAGTCACAGCCATGATGATTCCTCTCGAAAAGGTGGTGAGAAAGGCAAAAGAAGCCGCCCCGTGTTTTTTTCGCTACGGTATCTAAAACACTCAGCCTCGAGCTTAAATTTGGCCTGAGGCTGAGTGTTTTAGCGATCGCCGCTAGCAGGAAGTGTTGTCCCCGCCATAACGCGCGGTCTTCGTGCTGGTCAACCCACCGGCGGTGGCCATGGCCACCGTGTAGTAGGTCGGGTTGGTCTGGAACAGAGTGGTGATCTGCTGAACCGCGGTCGCACCGGAGTTGTACCCCGTGATGGCCACGCGAGCACCGACCGTGCCGGTACCCTTGTTACCGTCGCCCATCTTGGCACACGGAACCGTGTTGACCTTGGCGACCTCACCGAACAGCTGGAAGAACGGCGCCGTGTTGAAGATCACCGAGGGACTCGCGCCGGTCCACTGACTGTCGGCGATGTAGCCGATCCAGCCGGCATCGTACGCGAACCACCAGGCACCACCGAAGTGCTCGATGCCGAATTTCTTCTCCGTCGCCGGGGTGGTAACGGCAGAGTTCAGATCCATACCCACGGTGTAGTAGGTTCCCGCGCCGCACAGTGCGACCGTGCACTGCACGAAACCGGGGTTGGAGAGATTGTAGCCCTTCGGGACGCCGTTCACCCACGAGTAGATGAACAGATGCGGGTGTTCGTCGCCGTTGACCGCGTGATCGACGTTCCAACCAACCTCGACGGCCTGCTGACCGTTGGTGGATTCGACAGCCAGCTCGGCCAGGGTGTGGCTGTCGCCGTCACGGGTCGGAACCTCGAGATCGATGCCGCTGTAAACTCCGGTCGGAACGGGAGTCGGATTGGTCTGCCCGCCCGCGTAGTCGAAGCAGTTCGACGTACACAGAGTATTCGGGTGGATACCCGACGCGTTGACCGGAGGCAGCTTGTGCGATGCGTTGGCCAGAGCCTGCGCCGCAGTCAGCTTGACGGTCCGTGGCTTCGTGATCAGCAACGACACCGAGACCTTCGGCGGCGTGTTGACCGTCTGTGCCTGAACCGGCGTGTTGCCGGCCAGACTCAAACCGGCGGTGAGCGCTACCGCGGCGAAGAAGCTGAGAATGCGCTTCATCCAGAATTGCCTTTCTTAACGGCGCTCGTTTCTGCTCGAGCACCGACAACTATGTGAGGAGAAGCCCTGCTCCGCCTCGAACAACACCGTCTCGCCAGCAGAGCTGTTCCGCGAGCAACCCGGGAGAAACGACTTGTGGAACAGTCCCGCGAACAACCGTCTTTCCTGTCAGCGTCCATGCTTGCTCAGCCAAGACCGAACAGATCATCTCGACGGGAAGATCATCAACAGACATCCGACCGCTGGGCAAAGCGACGCGTGTGTTGGGACGCCGGCGATTGATTCGATTCTTCAACCACGTGGTTCGCAGACGGAAACGCCAGGCTGCGAGGTACAAGTAGGAGAAGATCGAATACGGAGTACCGATCATCGCGACAGCGACTGTCGCGGCGTCAAGCGCTTGACCGGGATAGTCCTCGGGCAGGCGGAAGAAAATCTGCTGGGGCGTCCAGTCGTTCGACGTGATGGCGCGGATGCGAGCACCTTGAGGCATCGCCTCGACGAGTTGATTACCCGGAACCACGATGGCTGCGTGGCCGGCGATGAGAGCACCGATCATGAATTCCTCACCCAAGAGGAATTCACCGCCATAGATCCCGAGCTGAGAAACTGCTCCCGATTGTCCGGCGATCATGATGTCGCCCGGTCGCAGATCTTCGAGCGAATTGATACTCATGATTGCCTTTCGTTGATTGGACTCGAATGACGTAGGAACCCGCGCTTCCTTGTTTAACCCCAAGCGATCGTCTTGTTGTGGTACCATTCGAGTTTGAGCCCCGTGGTGGATTCGAACCACCTCACTTGGCCCGTTTTGCGGGCTGCTTCGCCTGGCGACAGCGGCTCAGGGCGAGAGCCTCGATCCACGAACCGTCCGGGGCCAGAAACATCCGCCCAAAAATCCCGCCGGGGCAATTTTGTGG